CATTCAACCGGAGACTTTTATAAGAATGCTGAAGAAGCACTTATTATGTTAGTAGATGCTGATGATAGATTATCAGCGTTAGATAAATATTTTAATACTAAAGGATTACTAAATGGGTAGTAGTGTAAATGCCTACTTTGATAAGCTAGAACAAAAAATAAACGGGATGGGACATTTTGGTTCTAATGCCCAAGAAATAGAAAAAGTTATGAGTAGTAGAGAAATTAGTGATGCTAAAAGTGGAAAAACAGATAAATATGGAATGGTTAACCTACCAAGTGGAAAAACAGTTCCCGATTTAAATTCAACTCCTATAGAAGTATTTGAACACGAGTACCCAGAATTATCTAATGAGTTTAAAACTATCCAAAAAGAAATGTATGAAATGTTTGCTCGTAAGCATATGGATTATGGTTTAAATAACATTGCTTTAGGTGGGGATATCGTTAATAACAGCGATGACAAACAATTTTCACTAACTGGGTTGTGTATTAGATTAACTGATAAAATATCACGTTTAAAAAACCTACTAATTAATGGTAAATCATTTGTTGAAGGTGAAGGTATACAAGATACATTTATAGATATTGCCAATTATGGAATAATCGGTCTTTTGGTAGGTCGAGACAAATGGAAAAAATAATTTGGCGAAAAAAATCCCAAAAATAGTAAAAGAGATTAGAAATAATCCCCCATCACCTGTTAATTATGCATATCAAAAGAATATTTCATATTCACAGATGTCCATATTTAGAGGATGCCCTTATAGATGGAAACTTCAGTATAAAGACAAAATCAAACGATTTACATCTTCTATACATACTGTTTTTGGGACAGCCATACATGAAGTAATACAAAATTATTTAGATGTGGCGTATGAAACATCATTTGCGGCCGCAGATAGGGAAATTGATATGGAAGATAGTTTCCAACAAACATTTATAGACGAATACCAAAAACAATACAAATCAAATAAAAACGAACACTTCTCCTCTGCTACTGAAATGAGAGAGTTTTATGAAGATGGTATTGGTATTCTAAACTGGTTTAAGAAAAAACGTAGTGCTTATTTTAGTAAAAAAGGCACATATTTAGTTGGTTGTGAAATACCAATTGTAATTGCACCAAATAAAATGTATAGTAACGTATTATATATGGGGTATCTTGATGTTGTCACATACCATGAAGCAACAGATACATTTAAGATAATCGACATTAAAACCAGTACTAGGGGTTGGAGAGACCAAGATAAAAAGAATGAAGACAAACAATTTCAATTATTATTATATAAACAATATTTTTCAGAACAATATAATATCCCCCTTGAAAAAATTGAAATTGAATTTTTTATCTTAAAAAGAAAAGTATTAGATTGGGATGATGAAAACTTAATGTCACCTCATCAAGCTTATAGAGTGCAAACATTTTCCCCACCAAGTGGTAAAATTAAATTAGGTAGAGCAAAAAATGCTATTAATAGTTTTATAAACGAATGTTTTAACTCTAATGGCCAAATAAAAGATACAGATTATCCTAAATCACCCTCAAAATGGAATTGTAACTTCTGTCCCTATAGTGAAGATAAAGAAAACTGTGGTGCAGGGGCACATTTCAAATAATCTATATATATTTATATTATATAAACAACGTTATTAAAAATAAAAATTATGGCAAATGCAAAAAAAATGACACTAACTAGTGTAAAAGTAAAAAGTGATTTATTTGAAAATTTTAAGATAGAATGTGTTAGGCGTAAGTTTTCTTTCCAAAAACTTGCGGATCGCGCTTTATTTTTGTACCTTACGGATGAAGATTTTCGTAAACAAATTACTAACCAATCTAATTTAGAGTTATAAATAAATAAAAATATGAATAAAAGTTTTAAACATCTTCCTAAAGACAAAAGGAAGAAAATCATGTTAATCTGTGATGACATCAGGGTACACTCAGGAGTTGCAACTGTAGCAAAAGAAATAGTATGTGGTACATCACATCATTTTAATTGGGTAAATGTAGGAGGAGCTATTAAACACCCAGAATCGGGTAAAAGATTAGACATTTCTGCATCTACCAATGAACATTCTAATATAGATGATTCATCTGTATTTATTTACGCAGTAAATGGATATGGTACAGCTCAAGAAATAAATAATATATTTCAGTTGGAAAAACCAGATGCGATTATGTTAATTACAGACCCAAGGTACTTTCAACATATATTTAATATGGAGGACCAATTAAGGAAATTAGCACCTATAACTTACTTAAACATTTGGGATGATTACCCAGCTCCTAGATATAACCAACCTTACTACGAAGCATGTGATTTATTAATGGGTATATCAAAACAAACCGTTAATATTAATAAATTAGTTTTAAAAGATTGTGACAATAGTAAAAGGGTATTTAAGTATGTCCCTCATGGTTTAAATGAAAAAGAATTCTATCCTATGTCGACTACCGAAAGAAGTGATGTGGGTTTTAAGACATTCCAAAAATCAGTATTAGGAAGTAATGATATAGATTTTACAGTATTTTTTAATTCAAGAAATATTCGTAGAAAAGCAATTCCAGATACTATGATGGCATTTAGGTCATTTTTAGATTCATTACCAAGAGAAAAAGCATTAAAATGTAGGTTATTATTACATACAGAATTAATAACAGACCACGGTACTGATTTAGGTAAAGTAGCAGAATACTTATTTGGTGAGGATTATGAAGAATGTATTGTTTTTTCTCATAAAAAGCTATCACGTAAAGAATTAAACTATTTATATAACTTAGCCGATTGTCAAATTCTTTTAACATCAAATGAAGGTTGGGGGTTAACTATTACTGAGGCAATGTTAACAGGAACCCCTATTATAGCTAATACTACAGGTGGTATGCAAGACCAAATGAGGTTTGTTGATAGTAAAGGTAAATGGTTTGAACCCGATGCTGATATTCCTTCTAATCATAGAGGTACATTTAAAGAACATGGTGAATGGGCATTCCCGGTTTATCCTACTTCAAGATCAATACAAGGCTCACCTCCTACACCTTATATCTATGACGACAGATGTGCATGGGAAGATGCTTGTGATAGAATAAAAGAACTATATTCTTTAAGTGATGAAGAACGTAGATCAAGAGGAGTAAAGGGTAGAGAATGGGCTATTAGTGATGAAGCAGGGTTTACAACAACCCATCAAGCACAAAGAGTAATAGAGGCATTTGATGAGTTATTTGAGAAATGGGAACCAAGGGAAACATTTGAAATAGTAAATGCAACGGAACATAAAGGAAAATTTTTAAATCATAAAATCACATATTAATGAATAAACCAATTTTTATAATAAGTTGTCCATTTGATACTTATAGTGGGTATGGAGGTAGATCTCGAGATATAGTCAAGGCAATTATTGAAACCGAAAAATACGATGTAAAGTTGTTATCCCAAAGATGGGGAGATACCCCCTTTGGTTTCTGTGAAAACCATGAAGAATGGAAATTCTTATTAGACCATAAAGTAATAAAAATAGATAACAAACCAGACATTTGGATGCAGATTACAATTCCAAGTGAATTTTCCCCTGTGGGTACATATAATATTGGGTGTACTGCTGGAATTGAAAGTAATTTATGTGACTCTACATGGATAGAGGGGTTAAATAGAATGGATATGAATTGGGTGTCATCCCAACATTCTAAAAATGTATTTGCTGTTACTAAGTTTGAAAAAAGGGATAAGCAAACCCAACAAATTATTGGTACAATAGAAATAGAAAAACCAATGCATGTTATATTAGAGGGGGTAAATTTAGATGTTTATAAATTTTTACCAAATAATGAAGTGTCATTAGATTTGACTTCCATCTCAGAATCATTTTGTTTTCTGTTTGTGGGGCATTGGATGAATGGAAATCTGGGTCATGATAGAAAAAATGTTGGGTTACTAGTAAAATATTTCTTTGATACATTCAAAGGTACTAAATCCCCACCTGCTTTAATTTTAAAATCATCAACTGGGAGGAATAGTTATATGAGTAGGGAAGAATTATTATCTAAAATTCTCAAAATTAAAAAATTATATTTTAAGGGGGTTAAAAACTTACCTAATATTTATATATTAAATGGAGCTCTATCAGACCAAGATATGAATGAGCTTTATAATCACCCTAAAGTCAAAGCTATGGTTAGTTTAACTAAAGGGGAAGGATATGGAAGACCATTAGCCGAATTTTGTTTATCTAAAAAACCAATGATTACTACTAATTGGTCAGGACATACAGATTTTATCGACCCTAAATTTTCAACATTATTACCAGGAACTTTAGAAAAAGTAGATGCCTCTGCCGCTAATCAATGGTTAAAAGCAGAATCACAGTGGTTCCAAGTAGATGGACCTACTACTACAAGAGTTCTTAATGATGTATTTAAAAATTATAAAAAATATATTGTAGGAGGTAAAAAGCAAGGACATAAAATTAAAACACAATTTGATTATGGTAGTATGAGTAAACTAGTTAATACTATTTTAAAACATAACATACCAGAATTTGCAAAAAAAGTAGAATTAACTTTACCTAACTTACAAACACCTAAATTATAAAATATGCAATACGACGAAATAATTGAATGTCCTAAATCGGGCGGTGACTTATGTTACAAAATTGAAGTAAGCGCAGATATAACGCAATATATGAGTTTATCATGTGGTTTTTGGTCCAATACTTTATTAAAGGTGGATTCTGACTTCTATAATGAACAAATGGAAATACTCCCAGAGTTATATAAAGCTTTAGCTTGGTTAGACCTCAAAACCGATTTAATTTGGCTACCTACTAATGTAAATGTTCCAGAATTAGGAATGATATATGCTAGTGGGGCAAACCCAGAAGAATGGGAATGGGTAGCAGTTAAAGCTGTAAAATTAGATGAACCCTTAGAAGACAAAATGGGTAATAAACTTGATTATAAACCAGATATGAAATCAGCAAAATCTTTTAAAGAACGTGATTTTATAGAAGCCCTTGATTATATTGGGGCATTACCACAAAATCCAGAAGCTTAAATATGAAAATAAGTTATGCAATTACAGTATGTAATGAGATCCTTGAAATACAAAAGCTACTCTCATTCCTAAACACTCATAAAAGAGAACAGGATGAGGTAGTGGTACTGTATGACGAAACTAACGGAGATCCAATCATAAAAAGCAACCTACTAAAAAACCCAACAATACAATTTCATTCAGGTAAGTTTGATGGGCATTTTGCAAATTGGAAAAACCAATTAACTAAGGAGTGTAAAGGAGATTATATATTCCAAATTGATGCTGATGAATTACCAAACCTTGCACTAGTAAAAAACCTACCAGCTATATTAGAATCTAATCCTGATAATGAAGTATATTTAGTTCCTAGAGTAAATACAGTAGAAGGGCTAACACAAGAACATATTAATTTATGGAGATGGAATGTTAATGATAAAGGGTGGGTAAATTGGCCTGATTACCAATGGCGTATTTGGAAAAACAAACCAGAAATTGAATGGAAAAATAAGGTCCACGAAGTATTATCTGGTCATAAATCTTATGCTTCACTACCTTCTCAAGAAGAATTAGCTCTATACCACCCAAAAGATATTGAACGCCAAGAAAAACAAAATAACTATTATAACACATTATGAAAACCTTAAACGAAATCTACTTAGAACATTCTGACCCAAACCCTCATGGGGGACATGGAGATAAGGGAACAGCCCACTCATATATTGATTCATATGAAAGATTACTTACACCTTATAGAAATAAAATACCTAACTTACTTGAAATTGGCATAGCATATGGTGAATCTTTAGAGATGTGGTATAAATTCTTTAATGAAAATAAAATTTATGGTGTAGACGTTCATGATATAGAAATATTTAGTGATAAATTTAAACCTGGGGGTTATAGGGAAGATAAAAGATTTAAAATTTGGATTGAGGATGCAACACAATATTCTTTTTTAGATGTTATTGAAGGTATTAATTTTGATATTATAATAGATGATGGTTCACACCGTTTACAGGACCAGCTTCAAACATTTAAAATGTTTAAAAAATCTAATAAAATAAACAAAGGCGGGATTTATATAATTGAAGATGTTGCTAATTTAGATAAGGTAAAACACCTATTTGAAGAATTACATGAAAATTGTGAAGTAATAGATTTACGTAAGGTAAAAGGAAGATTTGATGATGTGTTAATAGTATATAAATTTTAATATATGATCAGTATAATTATCCCAACATACCGAAATCCAGAATATTTAGATATATGTTTAAAGTCATGTATCGAACAACAACATAATGAGAATGAAATTATAGTTGCTGTTGACGGTTTTATTGAAGAAAGTCAACATATTTTAGACAAATACGAAAAAAATATTAGTGTCTTAGATTTAGGTCAAAATCAAGGTATGCAAACAGCACTTAACTTAGGTGTAATGAATGCCACTAATGAAAAAATATTCATTGTAAACGATGATAATGTTTTTTGTAAAGATTTTGATTTAGAAATCGAAACAGATTTTAGTGAAAGAACAGTACTAACATTAAACCAAATTGAACCTACAGGACCTGGTATATTTAACTTCCCAGTTAAAGATTTTGGTCGTACACCTAAAGAATTTAAATATAATGAATTTATTAAGTATGAAGATTCAATTAAAGAAGATGAATTAACAACTGAAGGTGGGATATTCCCATTTGCTATGTATAAAAAATATTATTTGGCTGTTGGTGGGTTTGACACAATGTATAATTCCCCATTTATTTGTGATTGGGATTTTTTCTTAAAACTAGACTTAATTGGGTTTGATTTTACTAGAACATTAGGGGCACATTTATATCACTTTGGTAGTTCAGCAACTAAAAATGGGAAGGAAGCCGATAGATTTAAGGCATCCGAAAACCCAGCAGCACAAACTTTTATATATAAGTGGGGTATTGCACCTCAACTATTTAAAAATAATAGTCATAATCCTAAAAATGGTTTAACTATAAAGGGTATAAAATTTAATTAATGAGGGTAATATATAGAATATCAGATTCAGGTTATAATAAAGTCAAACCTGATTATATAAATAATGAAAATTGTTTAGCTAATGCTACTAAAGAATTTGATGATTCCATTTGGAGTGTTATAGCAGATAATGTGTCTGTAGATACTAA